TGCCACCTTGCCCACCAAAAGTATTTTGTATTCCATTGTAAGTTCCACCATTGCATAAACTTGCCAAACTTAAATTAGTAGTTTGATTGCAATCAGTTGCTACTCTCAAATGATTATATATTCCTACATTAGTTGTTGGTACTGCTGGTGTAGCCATTATTCAGCATCTCTTATTGCTATATAGTCTGCTAATTCTGCTTCACACTCAGTTAGCTGTGCTTCTAAATTAGCTTTATGTGCTTCACATTGTGAAATAGCATCATCTACTGATTTCACATCTACAAAATCAACTACTTCTACATCATTTCCTGATGCATCTTGCATCGTTCTTGTATGCTTGATTTCTACCATTTTAGGTGCATCAGCTATTACAGCTTCTTGTACTTTTTCTGCGATTACTTTAGCCATTTAACTTCTCCTCTAATTCGTTTATTTGTTCTTGTTGTTCTTGAATTGCTTTTATTAAAACTGAAGATAGTTTTGCATAGTCTACTACCTTGTGAGTTTCTCCATCGGTATTTAAAGTTTCTACTTCTTTTACTACTTCAGGTATAATTTCTTCTATTTCTTGTGCGATTACACCAATATCATGTGCCTTGTCTCTTTTTTCTTTCCAATCAAATTCTACTGCTCTCATTTTCATTACATCTGATAAACCATAAGATGTATCTTTAATATTATCTTTTAACTTTCTATCTGAACCTACTGAAGTCGAATAAGCTACAATATCTTCATCTGCTAAAAAATCTCCATTGTGAGTAAATCTAAATTGATTTTGAGTTCCACCACTTCCCTGTAGATATACATTTAATATAGATGAAGCATGACCTGCTACCAATAAAATACCAGCACTATCTGAAGTAACACCTGATTCAAAATATGTTCCATGATTGCTTGTAGAAGTTCTTGTTCTTGTATCTCCTGATGTTCCATGTGTTTGGAAAGGTTGTGCAGGTGATGTTAAATTTCCTACACCTACATTTCCATTTCTTGCAACTATCATTCTTTTAGAGCCCTCTGTATGAAACTCTATACCACCAGTAGAAGAATTATCAGTTTTTAATCTTAATGAACCATCAGAACCATTGTAAAATTCTATTTCAGCAATTCTTGTTGTACCACCACTTGATAAATCTACACCTATTTTGTCTCCTGCATTTCCAAATTGTAATTCATAAGAGTTAGGGTCAGTTGTGCCTATCCCAATATGTCCTGAATTATCAATAGTCATTCGTGTAGTACCATCTGTTCTAATTTGTAAATCGTGGTCAGATTCCATTCCTAAAACACCATAGCTATTATTTGCTTGTAATATAGTAAATGCAGAAGTTCCTCTTGTGATTTTTAAAGAATCTCCACCAAAATCTGCTCCATCAATTTGCAGACCAAAAGCTGGATTGGTTTCTCCTATACCAACTTTACCTGCACTTGTAATTCTTACTTTTTCAGTAGAAGCAGTATTAAATAATAGATTGCTACCACTATCATAAACTATTCTACCACCATCTACATCTGAAACATCTCCTAAATCTATAAATGCACCACTTCCATCAGCAGAAGTAATTTGCATTATTGCATCTCCAGTAGATTGTAAATGTAATAATCTATTAGGTGCTGGAGTTCCTATACCGACATTACCTGTGCTATCTTTAATAATAAATCTTGTTGCTACACCAGCTTCATCTATTCCTAAATCTCCACCAACATTGTATATTTGATATTTATTAGCCGAACCTTCTAATTCAAGATAAGCACCATGAGAAGCACTATCAGTTTCAATTCTTAATTGTGCATGAGAACTTGCATCTTTTACATGAAGCTCTACACCAGGTGATTGAGTTCCTATACCGACAAAACCATCAGATTTTTTTATAGTCATTACATTAGTAGAAGTACCATAAGAATAAACTTGTAATTTATCAGATGCACCTCTATATCTTATTTGCATATCAGAAGTACCTGCAGTATTAAAATCTATTCCAGGGTCACCAGAAGCTGAATCTAATCTTATTACACCTTCTCCATATACTGTAAGCTGTCTTCCTGGTGAGCCAGTTCCTATACCGACTCTTTGAGAGTGGTCTACTCTTAGTGCTTCAGTTATTGTTCCACCAGTAGTAGAAGTTGCAATACTAAATTGTGAGCCACTATTAACATAAAGATTAGAGTGATGCCTTAATCTTACTTTTGCAGTTCCAGTTGTATTTGAATAATTGTTTCTAAATTCTAAATCTTGATAATTTAAATATGCTGTTAAATTTCCAATAGTAGCCAATGGTGCAGACAATATAGTGTTAATATTATCTTTTGCTGTTTTTACTTCAAGTTTAGTTTGTGGTGACATAGTTCCTATTCCAACATTACCAGCTGGTGTAATTTTAAAGTGGTCGCCTGTGCTTGTAGCAGTAGTGCTTGAAGCTGTACCAAATATCCAACCATCAGTATCTAAATATCTAAATAAAGTTCCTTTATAAGCATGAGAACTATCTCGTCTTTGTAAATAGATTCCACCTACACCATCAGTTCTTCTATCCATAGCAAACATTACAGAATTAAATACATTACTTGTAGTTCCTGCAAACATACTAAATTGACTACCTGCATAATTAGAAGTACCAGCACCTTTTAATTGTTGTGTTGCAACACTGCTTGAAGTTATATCTAATTGTTTTTGTGGTGTCTGAGTTCCTATACCGACTCGTCCTGCACTATCATCTACAAAGAAATCTCCACTACCTACATTGAAATCTCCAGTTAATGCTAAGGTGCTTTCATCAAAAGTAAGATTAGCTTCTCCATTAATAGTAGTACCACCACCAGAAGTTAATACTCTATTATCTCCAGTATTAGTGTATGAAGTAACAGCACCTGATATAGTATCAAATATATCTTGTGCAGAAAATCTTTTAGGAATATCACTATCACTCGCATCAAACAATATTAATTGGTCACTTGTAGTAAGTGCAACAGATGCTAATTGAGATGAACTTAATTCTATTGTTCTATCAGCACTTAAATCTCCACCACCTGAAATACCTCTTAAAGATACTGGTGTTATACTTCTTGTGCTTGGTACATAATCAACATCTGTATCTATTTTTAAACCATTAGCAAAAAGTCTAATTCTATCATTGGTAAATTGAATATAAGTGTTACTATCATCATTATGATAAATTACATGGTCTACTCCAATATCTCCTGCGACTTCAAGCTCATATGTTGGATTTGCTGTATTAATTCCGACATATCCTTGATAATCTACTCTCATTCTTTCTGCTAAAGATGCACCTGCATCTCCACTACCTGTATCTGCATTATTAGTATAAACTACAAATGCACCACTACCTTCTTTTTCTAATGAATTAGCATCTGCATTCTGTCCTACTTCTGCACCAATTCTTACTTGTGGTGTTTCATTTGAATTGTCATCAAGAAAAGTAAAGTCTACAAATGTTTTTTGCTGAGATAAATCAATACCCACATCATTAGTTAGTTTTAATAATGTAGTTCCTGTTGTGCCAGTAGTTGATGTTTCTTTTGATATGTGCAATAAAGTTCCATCAAAAGTAAGAGCAGACTCTACATCTGCTAGTGTAGCAGTATTGTAAGTTAGTAATCCATTTGCTGTTGAGCCATTAGGTGATAGCTTATCAGAAAATTCATAAGTTTCGTTGCCTTCGTTCCAAGATAATACTTTACCATTTTCAGACACTGTTGGATTTAAACCTGCAATAGTTTGCAAGTCAGCATTATATGCTAATACATTAGTACCAATTACTAATCCTAAATCACTTCTTACTCCTGCATAGCTTCTACCTTCTATGGTATTACTATCTGTAAATCTTGCATATTCCTGAGCAACAGGACTACCGCTTGTATCTACTTTACCACTTATTCTTGTAGTCACATGGTCATAAATAGCATTACCAGTAGCCAAAGTTGTAGCACCATTTGACACGGCTGCAGTATTTAAAACAGCACCATCGCCTAATCCTAAAGTGGCTCTCATAGCAGTAGTGCTTGTATCGTCTAATAAAGTTCTTGCAGTAGAAGTTAAATCAGTCACAGCATAAGTATCTGATGCAGTAGTATAAATCATTTTATTGGCTGAAGTTGTAAGAGTTGCTATAGATAATAGTCCTGCATCATGAGCTTGCACATCAAGTCCTATTTCTAATCCTAAATTTTCTCTTGCTACTAATGGTGTACTTGCACCAGTACCACCATTGGCTATTGCTAAATCTGTACCACTCCAAAGAGCACCATTAATTGTATTTAATTCTGCTAAGCTTCCTAATCCTAAATTGCTTCTTGCAGTTGATGCATTTGTTAGGTCTGATAGATTAGAAGACTTTACTAGTAAAGTATCTAAAATGTCTGCATTGTCATCTAATGCAGCAGCTAACTCATTTAAAGTATTAAGATTGTCAGGTGCTGAATCTACTAACCCTGCTACTTCGGTATCTACATAAGCTTTAATAGATTCTGAACTTGATAATGTAGTAGCACTAACTCCTGACATTGTATCGGAGTCTAGTATAGCACTACCACTAACTCCAGTATTAATTACTGGACTTGTTAAAGTTTTATTAGTAAGAGTTTGTGTGCCTGTAAGAGTTGCTACTGTAGAATCTATAGCTATATCATTTGCATTAGCAGTAATACCTGTACCACCAACTACATCTAAAGTTATAGGTCCAGAGTTACCTCCACCAGTTAAACCAGTTCCAGCAGTTACAGATGTTATATCTCCAGACTGAGAAGAACCTTGTATAATAGTTGTAGTTGTTCCTGCAGATAGTGTTTCGGTTTTCCCTTGTTCTGAATACTTTGTTTCGTATACTACGCCGTTTCTTTTTTCTTGCTTTATGAGCTTTCCGTCTTCAAGAAAAGATACAGATTCTCCGTCTCTTAGGTTCTTAGAAGATGGTCTGACTCTAAAGAAAGAGTCAATAGTATTAACTCTATGTTCACCAGATTTTGGCATTATAAAGGAGGTCTCTTATTAGTTTGTCTGTAATCTATATTTATATCATTAATAGTTATAGAACCATTTGATGTTAATTCAAAAGCCATAGACTGGCAATTTCTATCAGAGCTACCTATTGTATATTCTTTTGTAACATAATCTGAGCCTAAAGAAACTCCAGGATTTGCATCTGTTGCTGTAGCGAAAGCTGTTTCTCCGTCATTGGCATATTTGAATGTTAAAGTAGTTCCACTGCCTTTGGCAGTAACAAATACTCTATTTACTCTTTTTACTAAACCTGGATTTCCAAAGTCTATATCTTTTGTTTTTAAATCTATTGATTTTGTACCTACATCACCTGATAAAAGCTTTACAGTTTTACCATTTGTTGCACCATATTCTAAGTAATATAGTCCATCGTAAGAAGGTAGAAAGTTTGATATACCAGAACTTCCTATTGATTTAGTAATGCTCCATCCTTTAGTAGGAAAGTCATATACAAATACATCTGTATCTGCTGCAGTATCTTGTACTACATTTAATTGTTTATATTTATTATTATATCCAATAGCTGGATTTTTTGAAAGTTGATTTGTTCTCCATGTAGCATCATCTAATACTAATGTTAATTCTTTTGGGGCAGATGAACCATCAAATATATATACTCCATCATCGTTTGCCCAACATACTCCAAATGGAGTCTTGCATACTGACTCTTGCTGTCTACAGCCCATACCGTCATATTCTGCTTCTAAATACCATCCAGCATCTGACGTAGATGATACATTGATTATATAAAGCTTTCTCTGTTTAAACGCTAGCAATCTATTTCCCAAGCTATGTAACGCAGTAAATGAATCACCATCGCTAATACCGATGTCTAAGAAGTAACTATCAGGGAATGTAGAAAATCTATTTACTGGACTATAATATATTCTATCATCATGTACTAAATTATTTTTTCTTACATTTGCAACCCATGCTCTTCTAGAGCATACAGTTGCTGCTTTAAATCCACCGTCACTACCAAATGTAATGTTTTCTTCGTCTTGAGAATACCCAGTAATACTTTCGTATGTATCTAAAGATGGATTTACAATATCTAATGATGAAACTTGTTTATATGTAGATGTGTTGTCAGTAAAGTCTTCAAACTCTTCAAATAGATTTTTTCTAACACCTTTTCTATAGTCTACATCTAAAAATAATATCCATCTACCGTTTCCACCTTTTTTTCTAGTGAATATTCTAACACCTTTTTCATTCTTCCTGCCATCCCATGAAGCATACTTTATTCTAAAACCAACTCCACTAAAATATGCACCTGCTGTAATGTCAAAAGTACTAGATTGAACTGCCTGTGGTAACGTTTCATTATCTTGCAAGTCTACTATACTGTGACAAAATTCGTATGTACCAGATTCCCATCCACCACCTGTTACTGCTATACTGCTAGAAGAAACTACTTGAACCTCAGATACTCCAGCGTGTTCTAGCACACCTGTTCCAAATACATCTCTATCTACAATTAATTGAACAATGTCATTTGTGCTACTTCCATCTACATAGTTAACACCTCTGATTCTCATAGCTTCTTGATTAATATATATAATCATAGATTTAAGGAATTGACCTGTTGTATATACTGAATTAAAATTCAAATCTGTTGAAGATAAATTATCATTGACACTTTGCAATGTTAAATATATTGTTTTGTCAGAAATTCCAATATCATTTGTAGGGTCTGGATTTGCATCATCAGGGTCTGTTGTAGTTACAAGCTTATTGCTCGCACCATCTTTAACTATGGTTGTAAATGACTGAGAATCTAAAGAAGGGTTAGTTGATAGTATAACCTCAAAGTCTCCAGCGTCTGTAATAGCAGCAAAAGATGCAGTCTCTGCTAATCTAGCAAATATAGTGTCTGTCTCAATTTGCATATTTCCATCATGCCATCCTGATATAGAGACACCAAATCTATCTGTTTCAATGTAGTTTAATTTTTTTGGCTGAGAATCGTTTGTGCCATCTACTACCAGTTTATCTGATACATACAATACTCCATCTACAAAATAATATACTGGCTCTACAGCCCCTGTAACACCTAAGTCTATCTCTGCATTTGTTCCTTCAAATGTAAAGTTTCCAACACTGTCAAAATCTCTTCTAAAAAATTGTATGTTTGTGTTACTAGCATCATCTATTGGGTATGCAATAATTTGCGTAGGGGTAGTAGCTGTTCCGTCTGTATCTATATTGTATTGAGAGTTAAATATAAATGCACCATTACCATTTTTTGTGTGGGTCATTGTTTCTGGAGCACTTGTATGTTTAGCAGTAGAATCGCTACTAGACTGAATTAATCCAGGATTAGACAAGAATACATTGTTTGCTAACTGGACCTGATTGGGTGCAATATCCCTAGGAGAGGACTTGGTATTAAGTCCTCCACTAAAATCATTTAATTGTAATGACCTTCTAGGCATCTATTAACACCCACATCCACATTCACAGTTCATATTCTCTCCTTATTTATTTAAGGGCTTTTTTAACTTCAGCCCAGATTTCATCATCTAATTTATTATCTGATTTCTTGATGAAATAATCACCAAGCTTTATTAACACAGCTTTCAAAACTTTTTCACTTAATAAGCCTGTTAATAATTTACTGATTACTATATTCATGTTATCTCCTATTCTTTAACATTTCCATCTTCTTCGTGCTTGTCTTATTCTAGAATTAGGATTATTCCTAGTTTTAGCAGAACTTCTTTTTAGTTGTCCTAAAGACCTTGCACAATAAGACTTTCTTCTCTTAGCTGCCTTGCTACCTTTCTTTACTTTACCAGTAACAGCAGTTTTTAATTTACTACCAGGGTTAGCTTTTCTGTAAGCAGCTACACCCTTCTTTGTCATTCCAGCACCTTTCTTTGTAGGTCTGTAATTAGCGTTCTTACCTTTAGTAGTCTTTCTTATAGCTTTGGTTTTTTTTCTTGGCATTATCTGACTTCTTTTTTTATATCTTCAATGATAGTTCTTTCATCAAAGCTCATACTAATACCAGGTTCAAATCTTTTTACTTCCTTACCTTCTTTTAACACAATAATAGTTGGTACAACAGTAATGTTCCATTCTTTTGCTATAACAGCACCAATGGTTTTGTTTTCAATATCTATTTCTGCAATAAAGCACAACTTGTCAAGCTGTTCTATTTTTACTCTATTTTGATAGTTCCAAGATGCATTAACCTGTACGACTGAACAGGTTTGTATATTTAATGCTTGTACTTGCTGGAAACTATCCAAAGATACTGATTGCGAGTATAGCGACGAGGTACAAAGTCCAAGTCCCAATAACCACATACTTATCCAGTTTTTCATAATTCATCCTAGTTTTTATTCATATTGAGTAGAGTTTCATTAATACTGCGTGTATCTTCTTTAATGTCGTCTACCTTGTCTTCAAGTTTTTCTACTTTCTCTTCAGTATTCATAATACTATTACGTATCATTTGGTCTTTTAAATCATACTCTGTTCTACTAACTGGTGGCTCAGGAAGCTCTTTAGCTTCTTGAATATCAGCTTGTAGGTTAAACCATAATCCAACTACCATAAATATAGTAACAGATATACTTATTAAAGTTTCTAAACTAAATGTAAATTTACTGTCTTTTCCTACTTCCATAATCTCCTCATCTCATATTAGCTGGAACAATACCCCTTGTTCCACCTGTTTTTTCGTTCTTTTTCATACCAAATTTTCTTAGCCCTTCTTTATAATTAACCAAACATTGTTGTGCTGATGCCATTCTAATCTGTGCTATAGCTGGGTTATTTTCTCTAGCTGCTGCATCCATAAGAGCTTTACCTTTTACATAATCAATTAACAAAGGCTGTAATGTATTATCTATATCTAGTGTACCTGTAATAGATGATAGCTTATCTGGCTCTGCATAATATGATATTACCATACCATTAGTAATTTTATTATGCTCTTTGATAAGACCATTGTCATCAAATTTAGAAACAGCAGCACCGTCACTATGAGAAGCAGCAGTAGAAGAATGACGACCTCTTACTACTGTAATAACATTAGTGCTGGTATTAATAGCTGTTACTCTTAATACCTCGCTTCCTACTTTAATCATATCATCTACAGATAGTAAAGCTACGCTAGATAAAGTTACACTTGTTGTAGAATTATCTGATATAGCTGCTCCCAATGTAGTTAAAGATGTAACTGATGTAGCGTGTGTAGTTGCAGTAGTATCTCTGAAACCCCTTGTTACAGTTAATGCATTATCAGTAATACTTTCTATTCTCATGATTTCATTATTTATCTGTATTAAATCAAAAGCACTAAATACTGAACCATCATCTACGTCTATCACAGTTTCTGTTGCATCTACTGGCTCTGCTACTAAATTTTTTGTACTTCCATCTGTTTGCAAAGAATTTTGTATACTAAGTTGTACTGGTTTCAGTTTAGTTTCAGCAGTTTCTGATGTACCACCGTCACCTATATCAGTAGCTATTGCTATTCTATCTCCTTCAATCCACCATACAAATGATGTTGATGGGTTTTTATACGTACTGCTTACTGCTGCCATGTTATACCTCTGTCCATGTTGTCTTTGCTAATTCTTCTTTGTAAAACTGTTTTATTTCCTGATTTGTTAATCTAGGAATTTGTATATATTCACCTGCATCATTTTTAATAGCACATCTAAATACTTTGTTTACAGTAATTGCTCTGTCATCGTCTAAATTATACCACAACTGATTATGAACTAAATCAGTGTCTGCATATTCTACTTTTTGCAAAAACTGACCCATATCAATCAATGCTTCATTAATTAAATTTAATATATAGTTTTCTGATGCATCAGGCACTGCCTGTAGCACTCTACTATATATCTCTTTACCTGTAAATTCTATTGCAGCCATTATACACCTGCTACCATAACATTAACAGTCGCTTCGTTTGTGCCATTAGTATAATCTGTACATTTAATTGTTATTGATGAAAGAGTTTGTCCCATTTCCATAGGAATTACTACTGCTTGCCCTTCATCTAGCACTGCAAAGTTCTCTCCACTTACATTTAATGTTACAGTTCCAGGAGAACCTAAAGCACTTACATACTCTACTGCTACAACATGAGCTGTATCTGGTAAAGTTCCACTTGTAGTACCAGAAGCTTCTGTCCAGTCAGAATTATCTATTCCATCTGCTCCTGAAGCATTGTCTTTTGCAACAACTACATTGCCCCAATAAGCTACGTCTGCGTCTGTATATACAGCATTCATTGTATATTTACCACCCCAAGTTCTTGAAGCTGCATGAACATCTAAATTAAGATTTGTATAATCTCCGTCAGCAGTTCCTTCGTTAGCAACACTATTGTCATTAACAATTTGTACAGAAGTGTTTACTCTAATTTCGTTTGCCATTATCTACCTTCTTTTTGTTTTTCTATTTCTAATTTATCTATACCTATCAATCTTAATGCTTCTACAAATTGTGCATTTATCATAGCATATTGTTTTTCATACCAGTTGTATTCTACAGTAGCTATTTGTAATGCTGACTGAAATTCTTGTACCTTCTGTTGTAAGTTTGCATTATATTCTTGTATTTCTTTACTTACATCCGTACTATATGAGTTTATATCCTGTGAAAACTTTGATAACTCATTGCTGTTGTCAGCTATAATTGATTGCATCGTTTGTATTGCATTTTGTAATGCTAAAGCTTGGTCCTGTGCTTTGTTAGCAATATCTACTTGTGTTGCTTGTCTTGCATCTTGTTGTGCTTTAGCTAAATCAATTCTTGCTTGCTCAATATTGCTTTGTAAATCACTGTTATGTTTTTGTACCTCACCTTGTATACTAGCTTGATACTTTACATTCTCTTTATTGAACTCATTTAATTCATTCTGTATATCTGCTCTAAACTTGTCTATATCAGCTCTTACTTTAGTAGAGTATATACTTAATTCTTTTTGCGTACTCTGTTGATATGCCTGAACTTCTTTTTGAACATTTTGTGAATATTTTTGTATATCATTAGAGTATTCTTGTATTTCCTGTGCTTCTTTAGCAGATGTCAATTCTGCATCTTTAATAGACTTTTGTAGCTCTGCTCTATAGCTTTCTACGCTTTCATTGAAGTTTGCTATTTCATTCTGTATGTTAGCTTGATATTGGTCTACTTCATTGTTTAATCTACCAAGCTGTAATTGTGCTAATTCTGTATCTTCATCTGTTTCTAAAAATGTTTCAAACTGACTCATATCTACTGTCAATACAGGTGGAATAAACTGTGGTACAGCTTGTGAAAAACTTACACTTGCTGCATCTACTGTTATATCAGCTGGTGCACTAGCACTTATGTTTAAATCAGGTAATCCTAGTGTAGTCAATGTAAGACTTGGTTTTGTATACGTTGGTGCACTTGTATCTACATCTATCTTAGCTGGAGTTACTCCAAGAGATACTGTAGATTGAGTTGTGCTTGAAGCGTCTGCATTTGTAGCAGCTGAATAGCTTACTGTAGTTATTGCTGGACTTACAGGAGCAATTGCAGATATAGATAAATCACTTACATTCAATGCTGATACAGATGAATGTTTTAAATTCATCAATCTTACTAGTGCATTTCTTGCTGCAAACAACATTACTGCATTATTAGCTTCTGCTGGAAAGTTGTCTACAGAATCGGCAGAATAAATTAGATTAGCTCTATCTTCGTTAATTTTTACTAGTTTACAATCTTCGTCACCACTATTTGTTGGTGCAGTAGGGTGGTCAGGTAATACAAACAATTTCTTATTAGAAACATAATATGCTGGGTCTGTAGCTGAAGCATATTCCATATAATTAGAATCTATAACTCTACCTATTTGGTCAGCATGAACTTCTCTACATGGTTGATATACTACAGGACTTGCAGTAATATCTTCTGCTCTTAAAACGTGAAGTATTTTAGAGTCTTCTACACTTACACCATCTTTTGGAGTGTCTGTTTTTATATTTCCACTATGAAATGACTCTTCTTCAGACATTCTATCCAGTTTAGACATTGGTAAAACATCAATGATTTCTCTAGCTCCAGCTTGTAGCCAATCGTTTATATAGCCTTGTTTGGTAGCATCTCCTGTACCAAAACCTGTTAATGCATCTATCTGTGTTTCAAAACTAGCCATTACTTACCTTGTCCTCTATATTTTTTCTTATAGTATTTACTACTCATTTTATTCCCAAACTTTGTATTTACGCTCATACCTTGTCTTGTTTTCTTTTTTCCGTTGCTATGTCTAGCTTGTGGTCCAAAACTTTGTCTTGCCATTATGCTCTCTTTTTTCCATTTCTTTTTCTAGCAAATGTTCGCACATTTGTAGGCTTTCCCCCTACTCCTTGCTTTTTTGCTCTCTTTCTTCTTACAGCACTCTTTTTTTGTGAGGCTGTCATACTTGCTGCTTTTGCAGCTGGTACACACTTAGGATACTTTCTTTTACTACCTTTGGCAGATTTACGACCACACTTCTTATGTCCACCACCTTTTTTCTTAGAACCTATATCTACCCAGTTCTCACTAAACCACTTTCTAAGTCCACCTCTGTAAGCCATCTTTAATACTTACCACCACGTTTTTTATACTCTCTAACTAGCCATGCGTTAGCATAAGCTGAAGGGTAAACATCAAACTTGCGTTTAGCAGCTGATTTTACCCTTGAGTATAAAGCTTTATTTTTAGGAGTAGGCTTACTACTTCTTTTTCTTTTTGTTGACTTTCTTTTTTTTCTTGCCATACTTCTTTTTAGTTACTGTCTTTGCGTACATTTTATGTCCCTATAATTTACTTCCACTTAATAAGTGAGTTTATCTTCTTTTCTCTATCTTTCGCATTTTTTTTCTGCGTCTCTTTTATATGGTCTCCCATATTCTTAGAGCCAAAACTAATTTGGTCTTTTCTAATAGCTGTAGCCATAGGAGTATCTCTTACAACAAACTGTGTACTCCACTTTGATGGATGTGCACGTTTACCACAAGAAGAACAGTTAAACATACCTTCTGGGTTTGGTGTACTACAATGTTGACAATTCATCTATTAAGTATATAAAATTATGTATGCCACTCTTGTTGCATCAAGCTTTACTGCCTCTGTTGATACAATAGTATTATCAGAAAGAGTTGCTACAAATGTTTTAATATCATTTGCTAATGAACCAGACTGACTGTCTGCTTTTACACTTAAGTCATTAATAATAATCTTTACATTAGCTCCACTATAATCTGCCATTTTATTCTCCTGTTATTTTAAAATTCTTTTAAGCTTTTGGGAGAGCGTTTAAACGCCCTCCCCAGTAGCTTATACTGTTGTATTATGATATAGTAATATGTGCTACATCATGTGCTACAGCTTTTGCAAAGAAATTTACTCCGTTGCAAAATAATTCAACTGTGTCACCTAATTCAGCACCACTAATAAATACGATTTCATCAACTGCTGTTGAATCTGTAGAATTACCAGTTCCACCATCTGCTCCAACTGTCATACCAATAATGGTATCTTCAGCTGTATCATTAGCGATAGTTACTGCGTTTGCAGCTTTTACTGATAAAACTAGCTTAGCATTCCAACCAGCACCTGCTGTAGCTGCTAAAGGTAAAGTAATCTCATAGGCAGATGCCTGATTGATTCCGAATACTTTTCCTGAGTCAGCTGCAGTTAAAGTTCTAGCTGCTGCAATCTCTTCGTATTTTAGTTTGAAGTCACTAACACCACTATTTTGTTCTAAATATGCATTTCTAGCCATGTTATACTCCTTCCACGTTGATTAAGTAATGAGATTCTGGTAAACATACCTCAAGACCTGCTTCTGTAAGAATCATGTCTTTTCTCAAGTCTTCATCTGCACTTTGTACATTTGTCATAACTTGAGTATCTCTATTAATACCGTTACCAACTAATGGTCTGTAATATAATTTACTCATATCAGCCATCATCATTAATCCAGATGAGTGTCCTCTAAACAATGGTTCTTTAACCATGTATACAGAACCGTGGATAGTGTTGATTTCCATTAACTGGTGACCAAACTGTCCTGATAGTTCATCCATGTTTAATCTGTACTGTGAGCCGTTTGTTGAGTTCTCAGCAAATCCTGCTCCACCCATTTTGTTGAAGTAAGAAATAACTGGTAGAGAAGCTAATGCTAATCTTTCGTTACTTCCACCTCTTGCTGGGTCAAATAGTACTTCAAAGTCACCTAATAGTGCATCATAAGTTAATTCAGCTGGAGCATAAGTTTTAGCGTATGCTTTACCTGATTCATATTCTAAAGCTGCATCTCCAGCTTTAAAAGTACTGTTTTTAATGATGTGTCCTACTAGACCTTCTGAATATTGAATACCATCTACTCTTGCTTTTTGATTAAAAAGCATAGCTCTTTCAATATCGATTTTGTGTTCTCTCATTTTCATAGCTAACACTCTTTCAAATTCGTTTGAATATCCACGAAGTTGAGTTGCATATGCAGTGTTTGTAACCTCAGCAGCAGTTTTGAAGATTTGAGTATATCCAAATCCATCGTCAATGCTTTCTGAGAATACGTCTGGAGAACCAGAACCTTCTGCGTATGCTGAACCGATTACTTGACATCTGTCTTCGTCGGCTATGCTGTTTGAACCAGACGCACCTGATACAGAAATACATTTAGCTGTAAAAGAAGAATCTGCACCATTATCTGATACTGCTGATTCTACTCTTAAGATTGCATTTCCATAACCTGCTGTGTCTGCTAATCCAACAGTTCTCACTGCAACTACCATTCCTTTTACTAGGAAGTCTACAGATGCCCCACCTGATGTAGCTGTTTCCACAGTTACATTATAGTTAGTACCTGCTACTACAGTGCCTACAGCTCCTTTAATGAAGAACTCTCTACTTGTATAACTAATCTTTGACCTATCTTCAAGATAACGGAACAAAGAGTCGTCAGTAGGAAGTTTAGCTGTTTTTGATAAGTACACGAAGAATGGTGATTCTTCAGGTGCTAATTCAGCGATTCTATCACTGAAGTTAAACAGTCTTCTTTGGTCAGGAGCAACACCAGTGCCTACTGCACCAGTTGCTGTAGTGGAAGCAGTAAGATTACTTGCTTTAAGTTGTCCACTTGTTATTGCCATTTTATTTCCCCTTTACGATTTTATTTTTTAATATTGCCACGTATAGAATTAGGGTTACCTGCTTTCATAATATTGGACCACATATTGTCCTCATCAGATTTCTTAGGAGGTTGTCCACCTTGAACTAGTCCAGCTGATTTTGGTCGTTGTTGTGTTCGCTTTACGCTTTCAATATTCTGATTTAACTGTGGTAAACCATTTTTATTTGTATTCCATACATTGAACAATGTGTCTAGAGGTAGTTGGTCTTTAGGTTTTGTTACAAACTCTACAAACTCTTCTGCATCACTATTAGATAGCTTAAACTCTGACTGTGCTCTCATTCTAAGAGAATCAACTTGACGTTGTGCCTCTAAGCGACCCATATAGTCACTCATTCTAGAACTTACAGCGTCATCAATTTCTTGCTGTCTTAATGCATAGGATTTACTGTTTGGGTTTGTATACGCATCCCAAGGATTAAACTCCTCTTCATTTATCTTTATTTCTTTGTCCTGTCCTTTACCCCCTGTTAAGTGGCTTCTAACAACGTCTACCAGTTCAGGATTATCCTGAAATAGCTTTGCTACTGGTTTTACCTTGTCTAACTCAGCCTGAGCTTTGTCATACATAGACTGGAATTTACGTACATCATCTTCTTGTGGTACGTCGGAACTCAAATCCTGTTGACTCTCTGGCTCACTTATAACATTATTTTCAGAAGTTTCAGAACCTTCTAAAGTTTCATTTTCATTTATATATTCGTCACTCATTTTATTTCCCTTCGATGTGCTGTTTATTGTTCACCAATATCTTCTGACAGTAATGAATTTATTCCAGCCTGCACCTGTTGTTCTTCTTGACGTTTGCTTCTTTCTGTATTTACCTTCTGTTGAGCCTTTGCCCCAGTAACCACTTTATTCAGGTCAGTCTTAAATTTCTGAACCTCAACACGTTTTCTGTCAGACATAGACTCTCTCTGGGCAGTCTGTAAATCTCCAGAAAGAACTTTTATTTGGTCTTGTAATTGAGCTATGACTTGCTGTGCTCTCTGAATTTCTCCAGTACGCTGCAAGACACCTTCTTTGTCAAAGATTTCCGATTTCTTTAACGCTTCAGTTCTGTCAATTAACCCTAGCTGAAATGCTTCTAAATACATTTGATATTCAGCGTGCTTGTTATTTGGCATTGTTGAGCCAGATACAACACGAACATCAAACTGTCCAGAAGTAATATCATTTTCTATTTTGACCAATTCTTTTGTTTTATCATCATACATTCTATTGTTAATAGCAAATTGTGTTATGTCATTATTAGGTTGTACAATTCTAAACTTCTTCTCAAATGTGTAATGTTCTTTAGACATTTGATATAAAACTTTCCCAAGTTGCTGTAATCCCATTTCTATGTCACGCAACTTAGAAGCACCACGACCTTCTCCCATTTGTGCTAACAACATTGTTCCACGAACACTGCTTGGAGCACCTTCTTTAAATCCTTGTAATAACTCTGGAACACCAAAGTTTAAATCAATATAACGCTCTACTTGATTGATAAGAGCATAGAACTGACTTGTCAAAGGTTGTGGAGAAGGAAAATGTGGTTCTCCAAAACTTGGGTCGTATTCAATTACAGCATTAGGATTAGCCCAATCTTTCTCAAGTTGTGAAATACTTTCCACACTTCCTTGTGGTACTAATAGTTTTAGACCAGCAGAAGTTTGAGCATGAGATAATGCAAGAGAGAATAGCTTATTCAGCAATCTTTGCATATCTTTAACTTTATTCACATCTGATTTAGGATATGGCGTATTAGTCCATATATTTGGTATAGGAACGATAGGATAAGTATCAGTGTCCAATATAGTTTCATATAAAAGGACTTGCCCTAATGATGCTGTAACTTTAATTCTTGTTTGTGGTATTTCTACAAAAGCGTATGTATTATTGTTAAACTGAACTTCATTTTCAGCAGCAAATATCTGAAACGCTTCTTGACTCATAATTGATTCAGTATTGTTTTGTTGGTCGGCTACTCTGTAGTATGGAACTCTAACTTTGCTGAAACGTTCAATAATACGATAACGTTGTGCTATTGTACTTTCATAATCTTTATCTTCTACTTCAGCAGGAGTAAACACGTTTTGTGAGTTCTTTTGCTGAGAGTCAGGGTAATCATCATAATAATCAGACATATTGTGTGTTTCAATATTAGGTAGAAACTCTTCTACGTCTGGGTATAAATCTAATAATTGTTCTTTGGTTAGTATTGTAGACAATAAAATATTTGCAGCATCTTTAAAATACCTGTCTCTAGAAGCAGGGTCTACGTACACTCTAAATGGATTTACGTGTGTGAACATTACTTCACCTCTACCATAATCTGCTTCTGGCTCTATATAAGCATAAAAGTAACCAATACCAGCAGTAGCATAATCGTGTACAGCTTGTTTGAAGTGATGCTGCCCATCGGATATATCATAGATATATTCTAATAACGTTCTCCACACATTTGCTAATTTTGTGTCTGAATCTTCTCTAGCAGTAACACCAAACTTTACAGGTCGTGATGTCATTAATGATTTTAACTTATCAATGGCTGCGTAAATTCTGTCAATCGTAAAGTCAGCTTGACCAATAGATTGTAATATTTCTGATTCTTCAGCTGTATAATGATTACCTAAAGTAAAATCAATCGCATCTCTAGCTTCTACATCCCAATCTCTTCTTGCTTCAGCGTATCGTTGAAAAATCTCTCTATTTTCTCTTGCTTTAGAATCTTCTTGAATTTTTGACATTATTTAACCTTCATTTGTTGTCTGCGTTTTCTATCTTCCTTGATAGCTTTTTCTTGTTTCATTACGCCTCTTGATGGTACATAGTCTACTTTGCCTGCATCTCTTTGAGCATTATACTGCTGTCTTCTTTCGTTTTCAGATTTAACAGTAAATCTCTTCATAAAGTCTTTTGTTTTTTTATTGGTAAAATTGTAAAGTCTTCTACCTAAACCTTGTGTATCTATTTTCATGCTTTCTCCATATATGGTTTTAAAAACTCATTATAAAATTCTTTATTTCTACCAAGCTTTTGTCTTTTACCCTCTGTATCTACAAACACTCTCTCATACTGCTTAAAGCCTGGTCTACCTGGGTCATCCTCTATTGCACCTTCAACATTGTTTTTCATTAAATGTTTTGCAGTAGTTGGGAACTTTTTTAATCCTCCCAAGTTAAAACAGAAGTCAGCTAAGGCGTATTTCAGCCTATCGTCTACTTTAGTCCATTTTTCATTCTTGCTAAGGCAGTAGTTCTTTGCTTTTAATAAAGATACTTGTGCTTCATGCCATAGGAGGTCTTCTACCTCTTTTTCACTTAAACCTGTTTTTTCAAATGTATTCTGTTCTTCAAGCGTTTTTAGCTTGTATCCATACCCAATAGTTTTTAATCCACCTTCAGGTGAATCGTATGGAAAAAATTTGTCCCCTACTTTGTTTGCGTACCCTTCTACCCTTTTTAAGTAGCCTAGGTAATCTTCTATTTTATATTCAGATACCATAACCCTCTGTAATTTAAAACAGCCCAATGGTCGAAATCTCATATTTTTAATCCTGTCATCCAATTTATTTTTGTACGTGCTTGCGTAGGAAAATCATCAGGTCTTTCGTACTCATCGTTTTGAATAGCTTTACTTCTAGGAGGCTTTGCAAAGAAATCTGCATAATACAATCCGTCAAGCAAGTCATCATGCTTTCCTTTAGGAAATTCAAAGATTTCATCTATTAGCTCAGAGTGTTCTTTTCGTATGTAAAGCTTCTTAGAATTGATAACACTACCCAAGGACATCTCTAGCCTGTCTTCTTTTTTTATACCATGTGGAGGTCTTACCCCCTTGTTAATACCAGGAAGTAGTCTTTTTTCTTTTCTAGCCATACGTTCTACCATATCTCTTACCATTTCCTGTGCACCTACTGTTTCTACAGCACATCTACGTATCGGTGAATATTTTCTTGCCATCTTTAGTATTTGCTCTGGCATATCAAATGCTGGTATCTTATCATGGTAATAGTCTATAACATATCTATTTTTGTTTGCATCTATTCCCATCACTACAATTACTTGGTAGTCTGATGTACTTGATGCCGTATGTGCTAAGTCTACTCCCATATATGTGTAAATAGGTATCATTTCTTTTTCATCTTTCAGATAAGTAAACTGTCCATCTGTGTGGAAGTCATAACTATGGTAGTGTATATTATCCATTTTAAAAGAAGCAGAAGCAGCATCTCTAGCGTCGTTTAAATATTCTTGAGCGAACTTGTCAATTTTCCCTGCTTCTATGTATTCTTGTCTTTTCTGATTAAGTTTAGAGAGAGGAAACTGTTCTTCCCATGCAGGCTTTCCATCTTCAATAGCTCTAATAAAGGTTAAATCCCATGGGTATTTCTTTTTCTTTTTGTCTGCATCTTTCCATCCATCTACAATATTCTGTAAGAATGCGTCATAATGTACAATCGTTCCTGATAACCATATCCACCCTTCTTTTCCAGGGCTTTCTTCTAGTGATGGGTATACTGTAGATACAATCCATTGTTTAATCTCATCTCTACGTATAG